TCTGCCTTGAGACCCTGATTATCCTTGACATGGTACTGGGGTTCATGGTACACTGGGATCAACAACTGATTGACCCCCTGTGGGAACAGACATCGTTCAAGATCAAGAAATATCGCCCATTCCTCTCCATCAACACTACTAAGTACAGAGGGCTTGTCAAAGAGGCATTCATCTGATATAATACGAGGGTCCTGGGATGACCCACTAAACTCACCCCCCACCTTTCAAGGTGTGTCGTTCAAATCCAACTAACAAACTACTAATGTCCTTTTCTTCCCTAAAGTCCAACAAGTCCAACGCCTTCCAGAAACTACAGAAACAACTGGAACAAACTACCAAAGTCGGTAGTGTTGATGAAAGGTTTTGGCGTCCTACTGTAGACAAGGCTGGTAATGGCTTTGCTGTTATCCGTTTCCTTTCCGCTCCTGACGGTGAGGATATGCCTTTTGTAAAGATGTACTCCCATGCCTTCCAAGGTCCTGGTGGTTGGTACATTGAAAACTCTCTGACTACTATCGGTCAGAAAGATCCACTTGGTGAATACAATCGTGAACTGTGGAACTCTGGTGATGAAAGTCTCAAGGAACAAGTTCGTAAGCAGAAGCGTAAGCTTCAGTATTACTCTAACATCTATGTTGTAAAGGATCCTGGTAATCCTGACAACGAAGGTAAAGTATTCCTATTCAAGTATGGGAAGAAGATCTATGACAAGATCATGGATGCAGTGAATGGTGATGAACTAGAAGGTCGTGATGGTATCAATCCCTTTGACTTCTGGACTGGTGCTAACTTCAAGCTCCGTGTCAAGAAAGTTGCTGGGTATCCTAACTATGACTCCTCTGAGTTCACTGACGTAGGTACTCTTGAAGATCTTGATGATGCACAACTTGAATCTATCTGGAAGCGTGAGTACAAACTCCAACCTCTGGTTGCTTCCGACCAGTTCAAGTCCTTTGAACAACTTCAAGAACGACTAAACCTCGTTCTGAATCTCAAAAATTCAACAAGTTCAAGTCCTGAACCTGTGGCAGCCCCTCGTAATGTTCCTGCTGTAGAGATCCAACAGAAGCCTATCTTCCAAAAGAAAGAAGAGGAACCTGTTGTAGAAGAGACTCCCACTCCATCCGCCTCATCTGATGAAGATGACGATGATGTTCTTGATTACTTCAAGAAGTTGGCTGAGTCCTGATAAATAAAGAGGAGGGGTCATTCCCCTCCTTATATAACATAACTATTCTAAATCAGATACATCTAACTGACTGTTTAAATTAGGTAACTTACCAGCATATCGAGAGATCTCCCTGGTAATATCAGAAATATACTGACCATTTAATAAAAATATCTGAGACTTATCTTCATTTAAATCATATTCATATTGTCTATTGGTAATCGGGGTACATGCGGCATTCGTGCCGGTGTATCCCGATTTTGTTATGTAAGTATTAGATCCAGGTTGGGTTGGATAGGTGAAAGAGTAGTCACCAGACACCACTAGACCAGACTTACCAATCCCTCCTCTGTCGGGTCCAGGACCCCCTCTACCGGGTAGTAGAACGTTCCCCTTGGCATCCTTTACCTCAAGGGTTTCGTAGTGATGGACCTCCTCGGCACCGACCACTCCATACTTGTCAGTGATGTATCTATCTAGATTATACTGAGACATTGGCCACTCATTGTAGTAATCAACAACCTCATTGACATGGAGAATGACCCAGTAATATTGTTCGTCTCCATACTCACGATAAGAAATCTGGTCTGGTCTCTCACCATTCTTAATCATATAAGGACTGAGTAATGTTCCTTGACTAAACTCATAATCTCTCATCACTAAGTGATTAAAGAAATCTTTAATCTGAATAAAATCAATGACACCAGACCGGTTCATTGACACACCGTAATTAATATTAGGAAACTGAGAGAAGTAATTTGGTGTTGTCATTAGTAACCTCTGATATAACCTTCTAAAACTGCGTCTTCGTGGTCTTCTCTTGTGATGATATCAACCTCAGCAAACTCAATACTAACAGCAGTAACGATTGGATCTTTTTTAGCAAAAGTGGCATGATAATTTAAACCAGCGTTGTCTTGGACATTAATTGCTCTAATGACAGCACTCTTAAATTTATTGAAGTACCTAAGGTTCCTTGGATCCTTGACATTAACATCATTACTAGTTTTATAAGCCACATCCCAGAGGTGAGGAACAGTCAGCCAATTACCATTGGAGCCTTCATTGTATCTACCTGTTGATGGAGAACTATATCTTTTAAACTCCAAGATAATATCAGTGATGGCTTGTCTATCCTCTTCATTGTTAGCAATCATAAAGAAGTCAAACTGAAATGACCTGGTAGCAAGACCATCATATAACATCTCCACATTAGGATTAAAGATAGCACCACCGGTTAGAGTTAGAAACTCATTGATAGAAGTTCCCGTTACAAACTGACCAGCTCTACCATATGTTTCATACTTCAGGGCATCACCTAATTCCTGTGCAGTAGGAAATGGGTTGTTACCTGTTCCTCCTAACAAAGTTGATACTGCTCTTGTCATCATCCTAGTCGAAGGAAGACCAAAGGTGTTACCTGTACTATTCCATGACTGAGCAGACTTCATGCCAGGAATAGTAGAAGGCATGTATAGAGCTATGGTATTCCTTGAGTAAGGAGCGTCTCTATTTTGATTCTTACCATAAGTAAAGTTCCTTTCGAATCTAGCAAAACCTCTTCTAGTTCTATCATCAAATTTAAAATCCCCATAACCATTATTACCTGGCCTTACATTACCTTGAGAAGCATCATACTGTCTACCATCAGCAGGACTTCCCTCTGGTGATTTTATACCAAGATTTTCTTCGATCTTATCACGGGCATTTTGCCTCATGACATTATTAGGTAGGTACTTTTTATGTTTAAAGACAACATAATCAGTGAAAGGTGCTCTACCTGTTGGGTATCTTAGTATTGTCATGAGGATACCATATATGCTATTGGATAAGTTTCCATCGTATTGAGTTCTGAATCATATATCTCGTACATATTACTAACTACCTCGGGCCAAGTGTATCTTCTGGACTCATTCCAATGAAAGTTAAACCCCGTAAATCCCCATTTGAATAGAGCGGTGACTACTACAAATGGATACTTATCATATGTAATGTTAGGGGTCTTGGCTTTATACACGAACACATAGTATTTATCTGTCTCTGGTACAATCACAGAAGGAGACAGATTAGATAACAACACACTCATATTTTTTGTTGGATTGCCCTGAGCCAAAGGGAGTAATCTTTCTATCCTATTAATCATTGAATGGTTCTACCGATAGTTGAACAGCTCTATCTAAAAATCTATCTTCTTCATTATATCCTTTTACATACGAGAACTTATCATACATCACACCGAAACCGAAGTTTAATGGTTGGTCAATAGCTTCATTAGATAAAGGAATATCAGAGATAGAAGTCAAGTAACAGTTATAAAACTTCCAAGATATAGGTGTTTTATATCCAAAGGCAGTTTTATATTGTTCTACATCTCCAGTTTCAATAGTAGATTTGTCATCAGCGAATTCTAACTTACGAAGATACATGTCAAACTTATAACTATCAAAATAATTTGCTCTCATCACTCCTCTATTAGTATTAGAGTTGTTAATTACATCTTCATATAATTTTGTAAGAGATGTATATACAGACCAGTCAGTATTCTCTACGATTTGAAATACCAAGGGAGCATTATTACCATATACACTCATGAATGGAATCTTTCTCATGATTCCATGATTAACTTGACCTGGCATCTCAACATAATCATGAGATAATCCAGGAATATTTGCCGCTCTACAAAATAATTTAATATAATCGTTAGTTCTTGTATCAGGGATTTGACTCGTGTCAATATCTACTTCATACAGAGTAGGTCTTGATGGACCTGATCTCATCAAATTTTTTGCTGACTCGTATGAAGATCCCATATCTAAATACTTTTATATGTATTTAGATTGATGTCCTCAACTTTAAAGGGTCGATTCAAACCTAGAAACCCCGACAAGTATAAAGGAGAC